AAATGCTTGGAATGGATCAAATACACGCTTAGTAACTATACCACCAATACCTTCATTTAAAATACCCTTTTGTTTTAGGATAGTTGTAGCCTCACCATAAGTGGCGAAGTTAGTAATGTACTCAGGGAATAATCTTTTAGCAGATTTCAAGAACATATCTTTATGTCCTTTTCCTTCCTGGATTAGATTGTATTGTTCTTGTAGTGTTTTCATGATTATAGGTAAAATAATACAGCTCCTGAAGATAAAGAAGCACTTGTTACATAGAGGGGTACAGTTGTTCCTGCTGGTAAGATCCAGTCAGTTGTAGTTAATTCAACTCCATTAGCATCTTTTAAGCCTGTTATAGTTGCTGATCCTGATACTACAGTAAAACCAGCGAAACCACCTACTACTGAGGTAGTGGTTACAATTCCGGAAGCGTTTGCGGGTATATTTGGCATTTTATTCTTCTCCTGTTAATAATTGTTCAATGTCGTCTAAGTAACTTAAAATCAAGTCTGTAGGTTTAACAACTGCGTATGATTCTGGTTTTTCATTATAGAATGCTATAGTTTCATCTTTAGCATTATCTATAGCTGGGTATAGTGAATTTAAGCGTTGAGTAATTTTATCAAAAGAAGCAATACGCTCCTCTTGATACACTTTGGCATCTTGAGGTTGAGTGAATGCTCTTTCTTTAACTAATTTATACTTATACATGCTTATAAATATTACTTACCCCATAAATATTTAGTGTCTATAGCCTTAGATTGAGCAGCTAATTTCTTACTATCAACAGGTTTAAAACCAAAGTTTTTAGTATAGTAATTATTTTTTACTCCTGTGGATCCTGCTTTAGGTCCTTTACCTAATGAGGCACCAGGATTAGCTTCACCTAATTTTTTTGCTTTAGGGGCTAATTTATAAGCATATTTAGCTCCATATTGAGGACCTTGACCTACTTGAAATCCAGCAGCTCCAGGCCCACCACCAGTACCAGTCATTTCAAATAAGCCTTTAATAGCATTATATTCAGCTGGATAGGTTTTTCTAAGGTGAGTTCTAATTCTGTTTCTTAATTCTCTATATTCTTTAATATAGGCTAAGAACTCAGGGTCTTTTCTAATGTCATCAGTGGTAGCCATACCTTCTAAAGTTTCTAAAGCTCTGTTTAGATCCTTTACTAACATTTCAAAATCAGGAATGTAGATAACGTCTGATTCAAACTCGGCTTCTCCACCTGGAGTAGGTACAAGTTTAAATTTTCTACCGCGTAAAGCTTCCTTGATTTTATTTGTTAGTTCCATTGGCTATTTTAAGTTCTTCTACTAGTTCACAATATTGGAGTAGGTCAACTATGTTCTCGTTTTTAATTGGTTGATTTTTTTCAACCTCAACGATTAGAGGTAATACCTCAGTTAGTTTAATTTGAACAGCCTTGTCTGTTATGGTTTCACTAATGGTAGCTAACTCTTCTTTAAGTTGCTGGATTCTGTTATTATAGAATGTTCTTAGTTTAGGGGTTGAATCAACTGAAGTGATAAATTCTTTTAATACTTCTTTTTGTGATTCATATAGACCTGAATACTTACCATTAAATTTCTCTAGTAAGATTTTGTAGGTAAGAAGTCTTACATCCTTATCGTATGTTTGAAATTCTTGTAGAACTTCATCTTTTACCTTTTCTTCTTTAACTACTGGAGTGGATAAATGCTCTAATAGAGTAAATTTATTCTCAATTAACTGAGTAGGGTTAGTAGCATCAGTTGTATGTTCAGCCTCAATTAAAGTGTATAGAGCAGCAAATGGCTTATAGCTGTTTAATTTAGTTTTAAAGAATTCATCTAGATCGTAATGTTCCTTAATCTCATTGATTAGGTTATACTTTTGTCTACGTAAAGAAGATCTATTTAATTTTTTAGATGATTCTAAGATAGTTTGAATTAGAATGTTTGCTTTAGCCTCATTTACTTTATTGGTCTTGCTTAGAGTTTCATATAGTTTTAACTCTTTACCTAATTCACTTTTTACAAAATACTTCTTAATAATATTTAATGCAGGTGATTGACCTCCATTAAGTGTATCGGCTGTTACTTGTCTAACAAGCAATTCAAAAAGAATACCAGTATTTTTATATTTTGAATGCTTAATATTCATTCTATCTAGGATTTATTATAAATATATAAAGATATTTACTCAGTCAGATTAGATTCGTCTAATAATGATTCTGCCGACTTATTTTTAGCGTAAACTATTTCTTTACTTAAAGATTCTAATAAAGCTTTATTTTTGCTTTCTAATGCTAAAGGTGAACCTCCTTTGTAATTAGGAATGCCATATCCTTCTTGATCATCTTTTTTATTATCTTCACGACCAAGTCTATCTCTACCAAATGCATTTTGTTGAGTGTTGATATTAGAAGCCTTTTCTTCAGGTCTTCCTAATTTTTTATCCTCACCATATCCATCAGGTACAGAAGCATCTTCATATCTTCCTCTACCATATAGAGAGGCTAGATCGTGTGGTGTACCGTATGAACGACCTGTTTCAACTGGGTCATTACCTTCTTCAGTTATTTGTTGGATTCTAAAGTTACGTTTAGCATCCTCAACTGCTAGATCTCTATATTCATCATATTGGTCAGCACTGAATTGGAATACATTATCATAGATCCAATCTGAAGGGATAATTTTAGTATCTAGCATATCTTTAGCTAGGGCTACTTTTTCCTTTAATAGAGCAATCTTTTCTTGTTCAGCAATGATTGAAGGAGTAGTTAAACTTAATTCAAAGTTTGTTAAACTTTCTCCATCAAATCCTTGAGTATAAAGGTGTACTAAGGCAATTTTATATAGTTCAGATAATATAATACGTTGAATACGATCAATTGTACGTGCAAATCTAATATCTTCAGCTGCTAATGTTGCTTTACCTGTTAAGTCTTTTTCATAACCCATAAAGGCTTTAGGTACCTTAAGGGCAGCAAATAACTTATCTCTTAAGTAAGTAACATCTTGAATACCATCATAATCTAGACCTTTTGTAGTGTCTATTTTAGTGGCTGAATCATTTCCTCTTACTGGGATATAGAAGTCCTCAAGTAAGTTTTGCATGTTATACTTTTGGTTATATTCACCTGTTTTCTCATCCATTAACGGAGTGCGTTTCATAGTTGCGATAGTTTTCTGCATAAATGCTTCAACTTCTTGAGGTGGAATATTACCTACGTTAACATAGAAAATACGTTTTTCTGGGGCACGAGCAATTCTATGGATAAGCATAGCATCCTCCATTAACACATACTGTTTAAATAGACGACGTGCTGGTTCTAGATAAGAACGACCATAAGGAAGATAGTTTACATCTGTTAATAAACGGAAGTGAGCTATCTCATAGTTATCAAATACAATTTGATTTTCTGAAGGTTTAGTATTAGGTGTTTGATAGTAACCTGAGCCTCCAGTATAGTATCCATCAGGTGAGTAAAGGAATTGTACTTTTGAAGGATTAGCCATATCAAAGTTTTCACGTCTTTGGATGTGGTAAGCTGTATAAGGTACAACATTATAAACACCAAATTTTTCTGCAATTTCTAATTTAATAAAGAAATCACCATACTTACACATTTGACGAGTCCAAGACCAAAGGTTGAACTCAATGTTAAGTACATCATAGAATAAGTTATAAAGAATTTTCTGGATGTCATCATTGCTACTTCTAATTTGAAGTACTTCACCCATGTCATTCTTTAGAGTACATTCATCAGCTATAATATCAAGTGCAGATGCAACAATAGCATCTGTATCCATTGTATCATAGTCATTATATAAATAAGTCCTAAGATACTGATACTGCATATTAAACTGCTGACCTAAAAGAGAGGTAGCAGCTGGGTTTGTATATATTTTACCAAATCTATCGACTAATGAGTTAGTCTGAAATTCACCACTAGTTTGAATATGATCAGTGTCAACTACTTTTAGTTGACTTCCTCCTTGATTCCTGATGACTACATCAGTTGAAAAGAGTCTTCTTAATCTTGAAAAAATACTAGTATCAGCCATTGCTTAAGTTATTATCATAAATATTAAAGGAGCCAACGGAGATCCTCTTTTTGTCCTCCCATTTCTTGGATATATGGGTTTGGAATTGAATTACCACTAAATATACCAGATGTAGTATTTTTAGTCATGTTGCTAAGAGCGGCTCGAGTCATGTCTAGCCCTTGTTGTTGGAATTTGAGTGAAGTATCTCTTAAGAACATTGCTATACCAAATGACATTACTAAGTCATCATTATAGCCTGATTGGGCTTCTGGGCGTCCATTTTTCCAAACAAATACCTTCATCTCTTCTAATAAACGTTTAGAGTTGATGGTAACACTTCTATCACCAACATATTCTCTAAATTTATTTACCACAAGTGGTCTTGTTTTCA